AAATCGGCGGAAACCAAGTTGAACAAATGGTCGACGAAATCACCATGGACGAACAAGGTGTTTCCGAAGAAGACGAAATGGACATGGAAGTCGGCGATGACGACGAAGAGGGCGACGATGACATGGGCCCCGGCGACATGGACATGGAACCAGAAATGGATCTTGAAGACAAAGTAATGAGTCTTGAAGATGAGTTAGAATCTCTTAAAGCCAAGTTTGCTGAACTAATGGGTGAGCCAGCTGATGGCGAGATGAGCCCAATGGACAGCGGCATGGGCGACGACGAAATGGACATGGACATGGAAGTCGACATGGACGACGAAGACGAAATGGAAGGCACCTACATGGAAGCCAAAGCCGCTGACAAAGCAGCAGCCATGAAAAACAGGAAAAAAGACGTTAAAAAAGACGCTAAGAAAATGACCGAAGCCGAATGGATTCGCGAATATGTGGAAAAAGTTTCCGCACCTAGCAATCAAGAAGGCGCAGACAACACCAAGGCCGTAGTCGCTCCCAAGAATGACATGGGCGGTAAAGTTGTTGGCGGTAGTCCAGACAGCGCTGATCCAAAAGGCACACCAAGCAACAAGCCAAGCGGTTTGTTAAAAGCTGGTAGTGATCTTATTGGTAAAACTCAGAACAGTCCTGGTGCCAATGCTGGTAAAACATCATATACTAGCAAAGCTCCTGCTGCAAAGTCAAGTGAAGAGTCTGGTACCAATAACAAGAGTCCGTTGGCCAGATAAGGCGTAAACAGCAATGTCATTACTAAGAGAGCATTTAACCTTTGACAACGCCAGGATGGAAGTCCTGTCGGAAGAAGCTGCGGACGGCAAAGGCAAAAATCTCTACATGAAAGGGGTATTTGTGCAAGGTGGCGTTAAGAACGCTAACCAGCGTGTATACCCTGTTCAAGAAATTGCAGCGGCTGTCGAGTCAGTTCACAAACAAATTAAAGAAGGTTATAGCGTCTTAGGCGAACTAGACCATCCAGATGATTTAAAAATTAACCTAGACCGTGTAAGTCACATGATCACAGAAATGTGGATGGATGGCCCCAACGGTTTTGGTAAATTAAAAGTTCTTCCCACTCCAATGGGAAACCTAGTTAAGACTATGCTGGAAAGCGGAGTCAAGCTAGGGGTGTCGAGCAGAGGTAGCGGAAACGTTAACGAAGGCTCCGGGCACGTGAGTGACTTTGAAATAGTCACTGTTGATATTGTTGCACAACCCAGTGCGCCAAACGCATATCCAAAGGCCGTCTATGAAGGACTTATGAATATGCGTAATGGTCACAGAGTTCTCGATATGGCTAAAGATGCCGGTGCAAATCAAAAGGTCCAAAAGTATTTGCAAGAGGAAGTAAGACGCCTCATCAAAGACTTAAAAATATAACAGGAGTATGATCCATGTTTGATGCTATCAAACCATTAGTAGACAGTGGTATCATTAACGAAGAAACCAAGGCAGCTATCAGCGAAGCTTGGGATTCTAAACTTAATGAAGCCCGCGATCAAATTCGTGCAGAAATGCGCAACGAATTTGCTGGCCGCTACGAACACGATAAAAGTGTTATGGTCGAAGCTCTAGACAAGATGGTCTCAGAAAGTCTCCAAGCAGAAATTCGTGAATTTGCCGACGAAAAGGCACAACTGTCAGCAGACCGTGTACGCTTTAACAAGCGCATGGCTGAAAGCGCAGGTAAATTTGATCAATTCCTAGTTGGAAAACTAGCAGAAGAAATCAAAGAACTGCGCGAAGATCGTAAACAGTATCAAAACTCCATCAAGGGTCTAGAGAAGTTTGTGGTTAAATCGCTGGCTGAAGAAATTCAAGAATTTGCTAAAGACAAGCAAGAAGTAGTTGAAACAAAAGTTAAACTTGTTCGCGAAGCTAAAGAAAAATTAGCCAGCTTGCAAAAACAATTTGTTACTCAATCAGCTAATCTTGTTAAAGAATCTGTGGCCAAGAATCTAGAGTCAGAAATGACTCAACTAAAAGAAGACATTCAAATTGCTCGCGAGAACAATTTTGGTCGTCGTCTATTCGAAGCTTTTGCTAGTGAATTTGCTATTACTCATTTAAATGAGAATACACAAATCGCTAAACTAACACAAGAGTTGAAAGAAAAAGAACAACTGATCTCAGAAGCCCGTACAGTGGCTGCTGAAAAAGCTGTTTTAGTTGAATCCAAAGACCGTGAGATTAAAATAATTAAAGAATCACAAGAGAGAGAAGCTACTCTAAACAAGTTGCTGAAGCCTCTTAACAAAGAGAAGCAGACCGTAATGGTTCAGCTTCTTGAGAATGTGCAGACCGAGAAATTGAATTCTGCATTCGAAAAGTATCTACCAGCAGTTCTAAACAACTCCACACCATCAGCAGCTCAAAAACCTGCAATGTTGGCTGAGAGTCGTATGGAAGTAACTGGCGATAAAACTGCTAAAGTTAATGTTGAGCACGAGTATAATAATGTAGTCGAGATCAAACGTTTAGCAGGGCTTAAATAAAACCCTAATCAGGAGTAAAGAGAAATGACACAAGCACTATTAGAAGGCCGTTGGGGCGAGACAAAAGACGCCCTGCTAGAAGGTCTTAACGGTACCCGTAAAACTACAATGGGTATCATTTTAGAAAACACCCGTAGACACTTGGCTGAGAACGCCACAGCTGGCGCAACATCCGCAGGTAATGTAGCAACACTTAACCGTGTTATTCTACCAGTTATCCGTCGTGTTATGCCTACAGTTATTGCTAATGAGATCGTTGGCGTTCAGCCAATGACCGGACCTGTTGCACAGATCCACACACTTCGTGTTCGTTACGCAGAAACAACCAATGTGACTGCACCAAGTCCATTCGACACAGGCACAACAGCCGGTGACGAAGCACTTAGCCCATTCAAAATTGCTACAGCATATTCTGGTAGTTTAACTACTGGTCGTGCTACCAGCACAAGCGCATTAGAAGGTGTACCAGGTCGTAAGATCAACGTTCAGATTCTAAAGCAAGTTGTTGAAGCTAAAACCCGTAAATTGTCTGCTCGTTGGACGTTTGAAGCCGCGCAAGATGCACAATCTATGCACGGCTTGGACATCGAAGCAGAAATTATGGCTGCTTTGGCACAAGAGATTACAGTTGAGATTGACCAAGAAGTACTAGGTTCCCTACGTAGCTTGGCTGCAACTGATTTTGCATACGATCAAGCCAGCGTGTCTGGTACTGCTACATTCGTTGGTGACGAACACGCTGCTCTAGCTGTTCTTATCAATCGTGCAGCTAACTTGATTGCTCAGCGTACACGTCGTGGTGCTGGTAATTGGGCTGTGGTTAGCCCAGCTGCTCTTACAGTTCTACAATCTGCTACTACCAGCGCTTTTGCTCGTACTACAGAAGGTACATTCGAAGCTCCTACAAACACCAAGTTTGTTGGTACATTGAATGGCGCAATGCGTATCTATGTTGACAGCTATGCCAGCGATTCTACTGCTGTTCTAGTTGGTTACAAAGGTTCGTCAGAGGCTGATGCAGCGGCATTCTATTGCCCTTACATTCCTCTAATGAGCTCTGGTGTGGTTCTTGACCCATCAACATTCGAACCAGTCGTGGGCTTCATGACTCGTTACGGATATGTTGAGTTAACAAACACAGCATCGTCTCTGGGTAACGCAGGTGACTACGTTTCCGAGATCAGCGTGGCTAACCTATCGTTCCAATAAATCGGAATCTTCTTGTTCGGGACACAGACTTCGGTCTGTGTTACGGGAAGGAACACTAAAGCGCCGCAAGGCGCTTTTTTGTTGACTTTATTATAAATATACTTGTTCCAATGAACTCTTGTGAGTCGCCACTCCGGGTAGCCTAGAACGCTAACAACATAAAGGAATAAATGAAATGGCAAAACTAAAAATACAACACACCTACACAGGTGCTCCCGGATTCCAAGCCAGTGCAACTATCGTAGAAGATAGTTTTGTAAGTCCGATCCAGATTAATGGCACCAACATTGGCGGCACTGGTGGCGACACTTCTCAAACTGTGCCCACAATCCGCATCAGCTTTTTGCGCAACACAGGCGGCGCTGTTGACACAGGCTACATTATCACTCAAAAAGGCAGTCAAAAGTTTGAAGTTAATAATTCTGCAAATGCCAACACTACTGTGGTATCATTGGTCAACAGGCAAGCGTCTGAACTAACAGCAGCCAATACAGCAACCATCGTGGCCAACACCATGATCATCACTGGGGCTAACTTGGCCAACATTGGCACCGGCGGTGGTGGCTTTACCAATAATCGCGCATTTGCTTATATTACCTATGCCACAGCCAATGTGGCGGGCAACAGCAGTCCTGGTATCGGATATCAATTTACTGGTAATAGCGGCTTCTTGACAGGCAATGTCACCGTAGTTGCAATCAACAGCGCAACCAATGTCACAGTCAGCTGTGCCACACAAACAGTCACAGCCAACACTACTGGTCGTATACAAGTGGTCAATCAATTCAATGTCAAACGCATTTCCAACAAATTTGTGTTGGACTGGGATAATACCAAATGGCGCTACTACTTGGGTCAACCATTTAGCAGCGGCGCAGCCATCCTAAGTTCGCAACCAGAATGGCAAAGTGTCGTTCTTGTTCGAGTTGATAACGCTTAACGGTAATGCCGTAAATAGAAAATGGGCTTCGGCCCATTTTTTATCTTTGAATCAATGAGCATAAATATCATATAAACGGGATATACAATGAGCGTTACCAAACGAATATCAACTGGTGATTATAACTTAACAACTGCCGCAGCGGCTGCCAATGTGGTTGTGACCACAGATACCTTTAAAATATTCGGAAACTTATTTGTTCAAGGTAATACATCAGTAATTAATGTGGCCAACATCAGCACTGCTGATCCTACTATCACTCTAGACAGCAATGTGGTTGTGCCGTTTCAAGGCAATAGTGGCATTGAAGTTAATCGTGGTATTGGTTATGCTAAACCTGCACTTTTTTGGAACGAAACAGTACTGTCTTGGCAGACAGTAACTAATATTGCAGATATCGGTACATATGTTAACATTGGTAGTGGCGCTGGATCTGGTTCAGTTGGAACTGGTGTGGCTGGACACTTACCGTATTACGCAACTTCAACTGACACAGTAGTAGATGCTGGTAACAACCTAATATGGAACGGTGCTAACTTATTA